TTGTTATTTGTTAGTATTGTTATTTGTTAGTATTGTTATTTGTTAGTATTGTTATTTGTTAGTATTGTTATTTGTTATTGTTTCAACATTTGTTATTTGTTATTTAATCCCTTTTTTTACGGACAATGTTATCTCCTTCAAACAACGCCTTTTTGATGCCATCTGAACTGGTATCCTCCAACTGTTTCAAGTCTTCTTCTACAGTATTATTTACACCTACAAGATTTCCATTTTTGTCTAATTTTTGCGTTAGTTTGTTTCCGCTTTCCCTTGCCATTTTTACATTCTCTTCAATTGCCTTCCTCTTTGTCTCTTGAATTCTCTTTTCAAACTCTTGTTTTGCCTTGGCTTCATTTACGTTTTTCTCATGCATCAATTGATTTAACTCGTCCTCCAAATATTCAACCCGTCCAGTTTTGTATGCTTCAGGTTCCCATGGCATCCATACTCCAACAGGACCGACATATACATTATGATTTGGGTCAACTTCGCGCAACAACTTACATCGCAATTCAGCTTCTTCTTGAGTTGAATATGATCCTCGTACCTTTAATCCTCTTACACTTGTCTGGAAATTATTTTGCTTATTAAATTCATCGTCCAATTCATCTTCATTGTTATCTAAGAACGTTTTATAAGAATCGTAAATATCCGTAGTTTTTAATTCACTTTTTTCACTTTTCACAAATTCTTGCATATCTCCCATCAATGTTTCGAAATTAAGATTATATTTATACGCCAAGAAATTCAAAAATTGTGAAAACTTTTCCATCGATTTAGAAAAGTCATACCCTTTTAAAAATGCTTCAAACATAAACAGTTCACGTCTCTTAAGAACATTTTCAGGACTAACGAATGAAACACATACAAATTTTTGACCGGATAACGTCTTGTCCTCTTCTAGTAGGTCAACATAACCTGGATTTGAAGAGCCATCAGAGTTCGTTTTGTGTTGGTAAGCAATTTCTGCCATATAAATAATAATATTATTATTGTTTAAGTTTTTTTTTATTTATTTATTATATAATATGTTTGATAAATTAGGAGAGATTTTTGATTTAGGAGAACTTCTCCGTCGTGTTGTTAAATATTTAGTTGAAGGTTTGATGGTTGCTATTGCCGCATATGCTATCCCTAAGCGTTCGCTTAATTTGGATGAAGTATTGTTGATTTCTCTAACCGCCGCCGCCACCTTTTCGGTATTGGATACTTACGTTCCATCTATGGGTGTTTCGGCACGATCTGGAGCAGGATTTGGTATTGGCGCCAATCTTGTCGGATTCCCACGAATGGGTATGATGTAAATAATATTTACGTTATCAAATAATAATTTTTAATATAATAAATAAAAATTATTACAATGTAGGAATAAATTCCCAATTTAATTCCGAACATATTTTCTTCCATATTTCATCTTGTTCTATTCGTTTTACAGGGTCTTTAAGCATTGGGAAATAAGGAAGGAATGTATGTTTGTCCAATAACTCACACATTTTATACAATACATAATAGTAATTTAAAAAGTTAACTCTACTATCCGGACAATGTTTGCTATACGGTTTTTGTATTTCCATAAACAAATTGCATAATTTATCTTCTAATTCAGGTTGCATAACCGGGGGTTTTATTCCCAATTTATCTTTTATAAAAGGGATATGTTCGTAATATTTATTATATCCCAATTTCTTTAATATTTCCTTTGCTCGTTTATTATCCATATTCTTAAGCGTTAATCTTTCTTTTTTAATTTGTTTCTTTATGTTATCAATTACTTCATCGGGAATTTGTGTAGTCTCCTTTGCTTGAAACTGTGCTAATATTTCGCGAAAGTGGTTTATACGTTTATAAGCATAAAAACATACTTCTTTAGGTGGTTCTTTATAAGATGGTTTTTCATGTTCTATTAAAAACTTAGATTGATAACTACATATTTTACATATTAAAATCCCTTCTGATTCTACTTGAACTAACTCTCCCTGGCATTTAGGACATATTTCGTAATTTATTTCATAATTTTTCATATCAATAATTTTATTATCGATATTATTGAAATATCTCTGAACGATAGTGTCATTAGTATTTTTAACATCTACCTTTTCATCTGTTTTACTGAAAAAAGAATGTAAGATTTTTTTTTTGCTAGTTTTACCATCGCTTAAATTCTTCTTTTTCTCAAAATAGTCAAAAATCAAATCGGAATTATTTAATAAATAATTCCTCTTTTGTGTTTTTAAAGTCTTTATCTGTTGTTTTAAATCTTTAATACGGTCTTCCAGTTCCAGTCTATCTTCGATTTTAATAGTTTTGTTTTTTTGAATTTTACGTTTTATTTTCTTTATTTCCAGTTTTAATTTGGGTAATTCTATTTCTGAAATATGGTTAAACCGTTTCATCTTTTCGTCATGTTTGTTATCTAACGTTGCTATACTATGCTTATTAACAGCCAATTTTTTCTGATTTTTAGGTTTAAAATTAGGCATTAATAATATACTACGACATCATCTATTTAATTAATAGTTTGGTTAATTGTTTAGCAAAAATCAATATTCACTAAAATAAAAATTCGTAAATTCATTATTTATAAAAATCATTTTCAATATATAATGGATAATCCAAACAAAATAACGTTTAATGAAAAAGAAATAACGAATATTGACTTAATAAAACTACAAAAAATGACTTTATTATACAATGCTTTAGAAAACGGATGGTCTATTAAAAAAGCAGACAATTGTTATGTATTTAAAAAAAAACACAACAACGAAAAGGAAATTTATTTAGATTCATATCTAAGACGGTTTATGATTGAAAATCTAGACATAAATCAAATATTAAACAACTAATTTTTGTATAAAATATATAAAATTTAGTTTTATTTAAGAATAAATGGGTATAAATTTTTAATTTAATTAAGTTAAATACAAAAATTTTTTTCTTTCCCTATATTATAATATGGGAGGAGGACTCATGCAACTAGTAGCTTACGGCGCACAAGATGTGTATCTTACTGGTAATCCCCAGATCACTTTCTGGAAGGTTACATACCGCAGACACACTAATTTCGCAATGGAATCCATTGAACAGACCTTTAACGGTCAAGCCGACTTCGGTCGTCGAGTTCAATGTACCGTTTCGCGAAATGGTGATCTTGCGTACCGAACTTACCTTCAGGTAACTCTACCTGAAATCAGCAGTTCTGATTCAGCACACGCACGCTGGTTGGATTGCCCCGGTGAACAAATGATCTCTATGGTTGAAGTAGAAATTGGAGGTCAACGAATTGACAAGCAATATGGTGACTGGATGCACTTGTGGAACCAGTTGACCCTTACTTCTGAACAAGAAGATGGTTACAACAAGATGATCGGTAACACGACTCAACTTACTTATTTGACCGACCCCGACTTCGCCGAAGTCGCCACGGCTTGCTCGTCTGCCTCTGTTCCAGAAGCAGTATGCGCTCCCCGTAAGGCTCTTCCAGAAACGACCTTGTACGTTCCACTTCAATTTTGGTTCTGTCGCAACCCTGGACTTGCCCTTCCTTTGATTGCCCTTCAATACCACGAAGTCAAGATCAACATCGAACTTCGCCCATTGGACGAATGTTTGTTTGCCGTTGATGCCGTTGACTCCGCCGGTACGGCCAATCTTAAATCGACCTCTGCTTTCAGCAAATCCCTTGTAGCCGCTTCCTTGTATGTTGACTACATCTTTTTGGATACTGATGAGCGCCGTCGTATGGCACAAAACCCACACGAATATTTGATCGAGCAACTTCAGTTCACTGGTGATGAATCCATCGGATCCTCCAGCAACAAGGTTAAGCTTAATTTCAATCATCCATGCAAAGAACTTGTATGGGTCGTTCAGCCAGATGTGAATGTCAGCTACTGCGATTCTTTCGTAGCAGGTAAATCCCTTCACTCTGCTCTTGGCGCACAGCCATTTAACTACACGGATGCTTTGGATGCTCTTCCACATTCCATCCGCGCCTTCTCCAGTGACGCTCAAGTCGGTGGACCAGCCAAAGTTATTGGAGCTAACGGTATGTTTACCGATGCTGGTGCCATGGACGGATCGACTACGGCCGCCGGTATCGAAGCCGATGTATCCGGTGCTTTGGGTGCTACTGCCTCGTCTGGTGTCTCTGATGCCGGTGCCTTCGTCCTTGCCGAAACCGCACTTAAGATGCACTGTTGGGGTGAAAATCCAGTTGTTACCGCTAAGTTGCAACTTAACGGACAAGACCGATTCAGTGAACGTGAAGGTTCCTACTTCGATGTCGTCCAGCCATACCAGCACCACACGCGCAATCCAGATGCCGGAATTAACTGTTATTCCTTCGCTCTTCGCCCTGAAGAACACCAGCCATCCGGAACCTGTAACTTCAGTCGCATCGACAACGCAACTCTTCAGCTTGTTGTTTCTGCCGCTGCTATCGGTGCTTCGGCCACTGCTAAGGTCCGCGTTTACGCCACGAACTACAATGTTCTTCGTGTAATGTCGGGAATGGGTGGTCTTGCATACTCCAACTAAGTTAACCAATATAGAATATTATTCATTTAAGAATTGATTTTTAAATTATAAAATTAATACATAATTTTATTATTATACAACAATCTATAATCAATATTATACTACAATCTATAATCAATAGTATTAACATCAATAATCGATATATTATTAATAACAATTATTAATCACAATAATTAATACAGTTTTTATTTAAATACAACACCATTACTAATATTAACTAATATGGGGCAATCGCAAAGTAGACATTATAATTTTGAAGACGTTCAGCATATCGTTAAAACAAATAAAGGGATTAATACTACAATATTGATAAATGTTCTCAAAGAATACGAACAAACATGTTTAATAAAAGATACCATAGATATAAAAAATGAAGTAAATATTATCAATAAATATTTGAAAACAAATAAACACGTACATATTATCGTATATGGTAGCAATTCATGTGATGAAAATATAGAAAAAAAACAAAAACAATTGATTTCGTTGGGTTTCTGTAATGTTTTTATCTATAAAGGAGGGATGTTTGAATGGTTACTTCTTCAAGATGTATATGGTAAAGAAGAATTTCAGACTACATCCGTAGAATTAGATATTTTGAAATACAAGCCTCTTAGTCATTTTTACAATAACCTTTTAACAGACACAATCGATTAATAAAATTGATTTAATATAATATTATCTTAACATTATATTATTACTACATAAATACAGCGAATTATATTTAATAATGAACTTAACGCAACAAAAACTGACAAAAAGCGAATGGGAATTTTTAGAACTACCGGTTAATAAAAAAGAATTGTATATACTTAAATTTATAAACAAATCATATTTTAATACACACAGTACTGAAAATCCAAATTTATCCTTAATTGGATACTTAAAAATCAACGTAGAGGATTATGAGGATTTTCATAAATACTTTTATAATAAATATTACGAAGAACCAATTCACAGAATTATAAAAGAGCATCGTCTTAAGTATAAACTACGAATCAATGTCAAAAAACTTAATATCAAAAAGGCAAATCAAATACGTATTCGTAAAATAAATACCAAAGAAATTCTAAAACAAACCAATATCTTTGAAAATGTATTGATGCAACAAATTATTATGTATTTTAAAACCAATAGTAAGTCTAAAAAATGTTACTATTATTATTCACTGTTACAACTCTCTAAGCGTAAGGTAAAACGGGTCAATTATCTACTGCTTAAATTTGTAAAGTATGTATTAGAAACATATAAAACAGAAATAAATATCACAAACCTTATTAAACATTCTCATAAATACATAGAAGAAAACGCGTTGTTAACAGAATACAACGATATTTCGCTGTTTAGTCATCAGAAGAAAATGTTTGATTTAATACACAAAAACAAAGATCCGAAATTGTTGTTGTACCAGGCGCCTACTGGAACTGGAAAAACGATGACTCCTGTTGGGCTGGTTAATGAAAAAATACTTATATTTACATGCGCGGCAAAACACGTTGGTCTTCAATTAGCAAAGTCGTGTATTGCGCTCGAAATTCCTATTGCTATTGCGTTTGGTTGCGAAACACCAGACGATATACGATTGCATTATTATGCCGTTACGGATTTTGTTAGAAACCGCAAATCTGGTGGTATATTTAGAGTAGACAATAGTAATGGTGAAAAGGTGAAGATAATTATCACAGATATTCAATCGTACTTGCCAGCAATGAATTATATGTTGGCTTTTAATAAAAAGGAGGATATATTGTGGTATTGGGATGAACCTACTATTACATTGGATTACAACGAACATTCGTTCCACAGTATTATGAAGAAAAATTGGACGCAAAATGAAATACCGAATATCGTTCTTTCTTCGGCTACGTTACCATCCAGCGACGAAATATTCCCAATGGTTGCTAATTTTAAACAACGTTTTAAAGGCGAACAATATAATATTGCAAGTTACGATTGTAATAAAACAATACAACTTTTAAATACAAAGGGGAATATTGTGGTACTACACGATGAATTTGATGATTATAAAAAGTTTAAAAAAAGTGTCAAATTTGTTGCCAAAAACAAAACCTTATTGCGTTATATTGATGTTAAAGAGGCGTCCAAATTTATTATTTACATATTGGATAACATTGATATTTCAGAACGTTACAAACCAACTGAGTATTTTGAAACGATATCTGATATAACGATTCATAGTGTTAAATTGTATTACCTAACTTTATGTCGGCAAATTAAGGAGAATGACTTTCAAACGTATAAGAAAAACAAAGGTGACCCTTATGCTATATCCACCATAAAAATCACAACATCAGACGCGGATACATTAACAGATGGACCAACCATATTTATGACAAACGATGTAGAAAAAATCGGAATGTTTTATTTAAAAGCGTCTAATATACCGGAAAAGGTATTGAATGATTTGTTACATGTTATTGATACGAATGAAGAGTATAGAGAGGCTTTGAATCAAATTATAAAGGATGAAAAACAACGCACCGATAAGATAAGTGAAAAAGTGTTGGATAGTGCTCGTCAAAATGATAAGGAGGCTAAAATACAAAACGAATTTAACAAAAAAATAAACGCGTTTATGAAAAAAATGAAAAAAATAGAACTTAGTCCGGAATACATTCCAAATAGAAAGGAACATTACATGAAATGGCACCCTCATAAAGAAGTTCCAACCAATCTTTTCACTAGTAACATCGATGAAGGGATTGTAGAGGAAATTATTTCATTGGATGTAAACAAAGAATGGAAATTATTGTTGTTGATGGGGATAGGAGTATTCAGTAGTAAAAGTGAGGTCAAATATATTGATATTATAAAAAAACTGGCTGAAAAACAGCAATTATACGTTATTATTGCTTCCTCTGATTATATCTATGGGACGAATTATCAATTCTGTCATGGGTATTTATCAAAGGACTTACAGAACATGACACAAGAAAAGTTAATACAGGCGTTGGGGAGAGTTGGTAGAAAAAATATACAAAAATCGTAGTAGTATCCGATTAAGAGACGATAAGATTGTAGAAAAATTATTTATGGAAGAAGAGACAAAAATAGAAGTTAAAAATATGAATAAATTGTTCGCTTAAGTTAACTTAACCTACGTATTTATACATAAATTATAAACATTAATTATAATTTATAAACATTAATTATAATTTATAAACATTAATTTTTATAATTTATAAACATTAATTATAATTTATAAACATTAATTATAATTTATAAACATTAATTTTTATTTT